TAATATGTAGAGCCACGTTCCAGGTTTCGTAGTTTTTATATCCGTTGTACATTATTTGTCCTCCTATTTATATTTTTTCGTAATTATGAGTTCTACTGTTATCTTGTTTGAAAAACCATCTTATCTTATCAAGGCTTAATGTCTCAGCGTGAGCAACATAAAACCCGATTACTTCTTCATTGGTTAATTCCCAGTGTAACAATAATTTATCAAATATGCTTTCAAATTCCGCAATATCTGAATTTGTAATATTTTTTTTAGTTATTTTCATTTGTCCTCCTAAAGACTTGTTAATTAATTATATTTGACTAAGTCGTTTTGACTAATTTTTTCAATAATATCTAAAGCAAGTGCTTTTGTTGGTGCTGTGCCAAAGCATGAATGCGTCAAACCCTTTACAACCCACTTGCCATA